TTCATCGTTATCAAACATATAGCGAGTTGTTGGTATCTCGTCTAGTTCTGTTGTTGAACGACCTGCAGTCGCAAGAGCCATAGAGTTTGCCATAAACATTGCATCAAGAGGTCCCTCGAAAAGAGTAACGTCTCTAGTCATGTCTATACGCATAATGTTGAACAAAGTTGAAATCTTATTAACTGAAATAAGTTCATCACCTTCAAACGGAAAGTCTTTACCCATTTCTGAATACAGCTTACCCATATCGTATGTAAGGTATCTTGATTTGTACTTACCAAGCTTTCTACTCTGACAACCTAATATTTTACCGTCTGGTGTTTTATTTAAAATCCATAGGTTCTGGCCAAACGGCGAATATAGAAACTCTTCGGATTTGTGGTGTAGTGCACGACCCTTTAAATAAAACCAAGCATAGTCACCAACTTCAATGGACTGTGCTTTAAAATGTTTCTTAAAGTCTGATACTGATATCGCTGCTTCGTTAGCCTTGACATAAATACCATGCTTCATTGTTTCAATCTGCTTGGTTTCAGTCTTGCGAGACTTAATGTACTCAATGACTTTTATGGAATCATCTCCATCTCTAAGTCTTAAATCATGGTCTCTTAATAAACGGTATACATCACCATGTTCACCACAGTTATAGCAATGAAATTGTAGGGTGTCCCAATACAGATTACATCTTTTCTTTGTATGGTCTGTAGTCGAGTCACCACAATAAGGACAAGCCAAAGTCAAACGACCTGGCATCTCCTTTATCATTTGCTTAGAAGGGTGACCATGCTCACGCACAGCCACCTCTTTTACTAAGCTTCTAATTTTACCTTTAAGCTCTTCTGTGAGATTAGATATCGAGTCCATCTAGGAATGAGTCAAGGTCGTCATCATCACTAACTGTTGCACTTGCAGCTGGTTGAGCTGGTGTTGGTGCAGTTTCTGTAACTGTTGTTGCAGTCGGCGTCGGTGCAGATGCGGGTGCTGTAACAGACCCCATTGAACGACCTGGATTAGTAACGTACTGACTTAGCACTTGGTTTACAAAGTCACGAACTGAATCGTCCCAAGGCTTGTACTCATAAGTTGAAAGTGATGGAGCACTTTCTAGTTCAGCTTTAATAGCTTGCATAGACTCTGGTGTACGCTCAGCTGGTGAATCACCCACCATAATTGGAGATGTACTTGCAGAGAATTTAGATTTATCGTAGTTATTGTAATCACCTTGACGAGTAATGATTAGCTCAAAGTTTTTACCTTCAAACAGGTCAAATACTTGAGTTGGTTCACCGAATGCTGGTGACAATTCTTCGTCAATCTTTTCTTTGATTTTGTAACCAAACTTGTAAATCATATACTGACCTTCCATTGACGGGTTTTGTGGGTCTTTAATGATTTTAATCAGAGAGTAGTACTGCTCACGACGCTTTAGTTTTTCACTCATCTTACGGTCGATTGCTGAATCAGACTTACGTAGGCGGAAGAATGCGTCTTGAATAGGACACTTCTCACCAACTGAAGTAGGAGAATCAACTAGACGACCTGAACCTGATGGGTCAGTCAACCAGTGAACGTACTTGCGTACTAATGATTTGCGTGGGTTTTCTGGGTTTGGTACGAAGCGAATAAGTGCTTTGTAAGTACCATCCATACCATCGTCTGCTGATGGTTTGTAGATTACGTCATTTGTGTTTGACGCTGCTGCTTTGTGAGTTTCAACATCGTTGACGCTCAAATTGAAAATGTCAAAATCTGCCATGTTTCCTTTAATTCTTTAATTTGTTAAACTGTTTATCCTGTTAATTACCTTTTGAGTTTCTTAACTCTATTTATATATCTACTTTTAAAAATGTTTCAAAAATAGTTTTGTCTTATGCAAAGACGTATTTAGTTCCAGTAGTATCAACCCATGTAGAACCCTCTACTTGAGTCAACCCTGCTTTCCCTAGAAAGTCAACACCTTCCTCAACGGTAATCATTTCTGAATTTACCATTAATTCTACAGCGCGACTTAGTTCTGTTAATTGACTTGGTGTAAGTATATTTTTATTCATGTATATTATATGGAACTATTCTTTTTTGTTTCATAATAACATACTACCTTATTATTTTTAAATATTTTTACCCTAAAATGAAACAAACATACCAATATGCTCGTATAAGTTATGGTTTTATGCCTGAGGGTAAAATACAATTTAAAGGGACCTAACGTAAGACATGATAAAATAAGCATCCACAAGGTCATCTAGGGGCTTCATAATCTTTTTGTCCTCCTTAAATTGTTGACAAAAGTTCCAAAGACCCGACTCACGATTTGACTCATCATTAATGTACTTTTCCCACATCTCCATCTTTTTCATGTTACCCTTACCAGCATGTTTCTTAATTGTGGTTGGGGCATAGACTTCGAGTACAGTCACATTGAAGCGATCAATCAAATATGATTTTAAGATAGAGCTAGCAGAAGCCAAATCAATAAGAGAGTTTGTTCCAAAGCGAGAGGTCCCGTAAGAAGAACCCTCAAAATAGATTTTATATTCCTCATCTGGATTTGTATGCTCAGCTATTAAGTCACAGATACCTTCAGCAATTGTTCGGTGTCTCATGACTCTAGCTAATTCTTGTTTATCAACGTTTGGTTCAGGTTGGTTTATTAGAGTAACATCATTAAGAAGATTCATCTCTTCCTGTAGTGCTTGTTGCTTCTTTGTCCCTGATTTAGGTTTGATGTATGAAATATAGTAAGGCTTTCCGTCTTTAAGAAGACAGATACCCGGGGAGTTGATAGAATAATCTATTGCGACTAGATTCAAATTAAAGCTTTTTACCAAGCGCTGCGCCTAGAGCGGCACCAACTAGTCTTGAAGTTAATAAATCGTAGAATACACCTTTTTGAATACCTAGTACTTTAGCAACAATCTTACCAACTGATTTACCCAGTGCAAAACCTGTAAGACCACCGATGATTGAACCAAGAACTCCTTCGTTAGTTACCTCAGCATTGAATCTTTCTAAGTCGTAAGAACCATCTTCATTTACGTAATCAGCTAAGAATGCATCGACAGCTTCATCAATTTTAGCTTCTAGCTCAGGTGTCCATTCCTGTTCTAGTGACTCATTGATAGCTTGAAGGTCAGCTTGAGTTACGTTTTGTTCTTCTAAGTATGTTAAAAAAGTTTTCATATTATTATATATCACTGTAATTCATTAATCAAATTGAACTTGTTATAGAAGAATGTTACACTGACTGTGTTAAACTCTGCTACATTTTGTGCCATATTAAGGTCAAGCTCAGAAATAGAATTCATAATAGGCTTCTCAAATACAACCGACATTAAGTGAATACCTTCGGCATCTAATAGTTGTAACTTAAGGTCGTCAATATAAGACTTTTCATTCTGTCTGTTATAATGGTACAATAAAGCATCTGAAAGAATCCAATAGTTAATAAAGCCGTCTAATAACTGCATTGTAACTGTTAGTTCTCTGTTAATTAAGTTTTGAACCGGTTGGTATCCTCTTTTATACACTGTAGTACCGTCATTGAAATTCTGCTCAGCAGGTGTATATGAAATACCTGGCATTGAAACACCTTGGATAGTATAATTAATGAAATCAATAGGTTCTTCGATTATATTACCTGGTAATCTGTTCAAATAAGGACGATATTTGTCAGCAACCTCTTTAGGTATAAAGTTCTTAGGAAACTTAAAGTTAAATAAGTTACTTCTACTATTTAATATCATATCTAGTTAACCTTAGTTTAAATAGGTAATTGCACCTGTAATTGTGTTGAGTCATTAGGATTGTTTGAACCTAATACTGTAAATGTACCGTGGTGAATAAGTGTCTTATCGTTACCGTTATGGATTGAAAGCATGTATGTGCTGTTGGACTGTCTCGCAACTTTATTCATTACAGCTTCACTAATTTTAAACATAATCTCACCTTCTGCTAATTCAACATCAGCATAATTTAAAGTATTATCAATAGCAACCTTACCTAAGTTAAGTACAACTTTATTTACAGACTCTAATGAAATATTAATAAGGTCATCACCGTCAAGTTTAGCAATTTTAAACTTAATGTAATTATCGAATGGGCTTAGTTTTAATTGAGACTCACCATCTGAGTGGTATTTGATAGATGAGTTATCAACCACCTCATTACTGTTTATTGTAACATTAGTCGAACCTGTAACAATATTCATTCTTTCAATAAATGTAGGTACAAAGCTTACTTGGTTATTTGGCAGTGTTGCTAAGTTTTCTATAATCTGTCTGTTCTCTAAAACATTAGGAAGTGTGTTGTATACTTTCATAATTTTATTAGATGAAGGCAGATTGATATTTCTTAGGTACTTACCGTATTTACCAACGTTGTATGAAGTATAAGAAGCTTTCTTAACTATCTGTGTATTATTAGACTCGTTGTAAATTCTTAGAGTGTAATCAATATTGTAAGCTGTCGCTACAGATGAGTTGTTAATGATAGGTCTGAACGGGATTGGTTCATCAAAGTTTTCTGTTTGTGAAACCGTAACCGAATAACTCTTATCAAAGAAAGATGTAATCTGTTCGTAAACTGTAATCTCATGGAAGACCGTAATGTCATCACCTGAAGTTAACAGTCTATTTTGAATGTACTTATCGAATTCAGAAATTGAACCGTCTTTAGTTGCATACAGATTAAAGTAATCACCGTCAGCTGCTTCTTCAACAACCGCTGCAATATCTTGGAATTCATCTTCACGAGCTACTATAAATTCAACCTCATCACCTGTATTGATATAGTCAAATCCAGTTGAGCTGTCAATTGAATCAATAAGTTTATATGTAATCTCGTAGTTTGCCGTTGAATTTAAATCATCAGCACCTGTACCAAAGAACCAAGTTTTAAAGTCTGGGTCCATGTTCACAAGTGAAGGAACCTTTATCTCAATAAACTTAGAATACATTGTCTCGCCTAAAATAAAAGGCTTAGGGTTTTGAATTTCAAAAGATGAAGTGTTTAAGTAAGCAATCGAGGTGAAATAATTCTTAACACCTGATTGTCTGACTGCACCTACTTGAAATAAGAATCCTTGGTAACCTCTGGCTGCAAATGAATAACCAGACTTTAAGTGAAGTCTTACAGTATCATAAGTTACAGTATTAGAAGGAATATCAGTTGCATCTGCCTGTTGTATTGTAGCTGAAGTTGAACCTGTCCAATCTACATTGTTATCAATAAAATTATTAGTAGAATCTAATAAAGCGTATCTTGAAGCTTCAACACCATCTACAGAAACCGCTTGGTATCTACCAGGTTGTCCAGCTCCAGTTCTTATATCATTACCAGTTTCTTCATCAGCTGTTGCATATAATGGATTAGCTGTATCTTGTACAGTAATTTTACCACCGTTTAAATCTGAATAGACATAAGTAAACGCACCATTAGTTGTTGGTGTGAACATATAAGTAGTACCGCTAAGTGAACCTACTTGATTAGCGTTTGCATCTAAAACTTTAAAGTCTGATGGGGTTGTAAGAGCTGATACATTAAATTTGTATGTCTTACCGTTACCTAATGTTAATGACCTAGATGCAAAATTCTCAATAAGAACAGCAGTTGTACTTTCAGTAACATCAAAGTTTACTACAAGAGCGCCTAATTCATGGATTAAGTGTCTTGAATCAGAACTTGAACCTGTTGTATCAAGTACTAAAAGATGCGAGCCGTTGTCGTCTATCTCAATCTGGTAGTTGCTTAGCGTAGCAACGTTCTGATCATGGTAGATAAACTCTAACAGAACATCTTGGTCTAATCTTGCGTATTTTGATGATTGTGCCATCTAGTTAGTTACTTTATTAAAATTGAAGCCATTTAGGTGAATATCCAAACATAACACCTACAAATGGTGACGGTTGAATGGTTCCATTAACCGGGAAGATTCCATATCCAATCCCAAAGTTCATGTTCCACCTGCTCTTCTTCTTATATGTATTCAACTCATTATTGATGATATTTATTCCTTCAATTTTAATATCATCAAATGGGTATTTTGTGCTTATCCTCATTCTATTAACACCGTCCTCATTTTCGAGAGCAGTCAATAGAGTAATTGTTTGGTATATTGATAATTTACCTATAACTGTAGAATCTTTAATCATACCATCTAATGTAACAACTCTTGTATTGTTATCACCATAATCAACTGAATCTTTAAATGTAAAGGTTGAATCTGCGTTTATATTAGCATTAATTAAAAGACTGTCTTTGTTTCTAAGCTCAGCTGAAAGTAAAGAGTTTACATTTTCAAGTTGTTTATTAACACCAAGTGCTTTTTGGTATTTTTTAAGCATACCATTGTATTCTTCCTTTAATTCTTTAGCAGTTGCAGCGTAAGTGCTGATTTCAGCTTCTAAGAAATTATTTTGATTAATATAAAGCTCAACAGAATCTTGTGAAGCTCTTAGGTTAGATTTAGCATTCTCAACCTGAGTCACAAGAACACGTTTGTCTTCCCTAAGTGCTGAGTTTGTAGAACACTGCCCCAATAATATAAATGCAAGTACTGCAATTACTATAAAGGGAATCCAATCTTTATTTATGTTTATATTAATCATTATTAGTTATTATTATCCAAGACCAAATACTGGTGTAGTATTACCTTGAGGTCCCTGTTGTGCTGTTCCAATACCGTATTTTAAAGTTGGTATTCCTAAGTATATCATGTATCCTAGTGTAGTAGTCTTAGGTGAAATATCAACAACAGTTTGACCATTTGTTGTACTTGTAAATGTAGATTGACCACCAGTTTGTGGTTGTAAAACATCTGCGGGGTTAAACACTGAAGCTTCATCTACAGTGATATTACCTATTGCAACATCATGTGAGTGGTCTGTTGCTGTTGTAACTGTTTTTAATTGTTCAACATTTTTAACACCATATTCACCATCAGCTACTGTAGAAGCTTCAGAATCAGCATTTTGTAAATATGAGAATCCTAATGGGAATCTATCTCTCATATCAGGTACAGCATATGAAACACCAGATCCAGTCCATGTTTCACCATTACAATAATACCATCCAGCCCAATCGCCCTCACCTCTACCAATCCAGTTATCTGTTGGAATAGTAGCAGTATTACCTACCTTATCAACGCTATTAGTTAATACAAAACCAGGTATCATAACAATAGTACCGATTGGCACTACACCCGGGTCAGTCCAAGCGAAAGTACCATTACTATCAGCAGAGGAAAGTACTTTACCAGTAGCTGCATTACTAGGTAATCTAGTTAGACCATTAAATACAGTTTCTTCATTAAAATTAACTTGGCCTTCAAAATCAACCTCTACATCAAAAAACGAACCACCATAAGCTAATTTTATAATATCATTGTTATTATAATTTAATGAAAGTGATTTACCGTCAAATTCATATATTGCGTCAAGACCTTGTGCTGAATTATCAAATTTAAGCATTCTACCATTAGCCCCGTCACTTATATTAATATCAATATAATTAGTATTAAGTCCATTTACGTCAAGTCTAACCAAGTTACCATTAAATTTAGAACCTATTATCCTAAGAGCAGAACCATCATATAAAGATACATTACCGTTAGATGTTGCATCTTGGTCACCTAATACTAAAGATGGTATTCTATTATTTCTAGCGGTTGGTGCTATTGTATTAGAACCAGCAACGCCCGGATTTAAATCATCAGATACAAAAAAGTCACTATATGCACCTGGTACACCCTGTGGACCAATAGGACCTTGTGCTCCTTGTGCACCTGTAGCTCCGACTGAACCGGCAACACCTTGGGCACCTGTTGCCCCAATAGGGCCACCTCCGTTAGCTAGGATTTGGTCAAAGTTGTAATTGATTTTGTCAATCTGTTGATTCGATGTATCGCTCTCAAAGATTTCTTTAATATTAATAGCCATGTTTTAGCTTCTTATTTTTATATAAACGTATAGCTTGTGTCTAAAGCCAGTTCTTTTGTTATATATTAGTCTTAATTTTAGCGGGTTTGTATTATTATACTCTATTCTAAAATCATTAGACTCTTTGAATCCAGTATCTGCAATCTCATTAAGGTTTGTAGCGCTTAAAACTTCACTGATTTTTATAGAACTGTCGTCTTTAGTAAAAAGTTTAACGTCTACAATATTCAATAACTTAAGTAAGTTAACCTCAATGTATTTTCTAATATCATCTTTTAATGTAGTCTTATCACCATATGATTCCGAAGCTTGTACAAATCTCTGTATTGAAATACCAGCATTATCAGCTTCTAATAAATCAACTAAAAGATTATCAACATTAATGCTCATATAGATTTTATCAGCATCCTCAAACTTTAAAATATCACCTGTATAATTACCGATAGATTCTACAGAAGTTAATTGTGTCAGTGAGTTCATTTCAGCGATATCAGGATATGCTGTGATTTCATATTGTGATTTAGGAAGATTAAGAGTTGATGCTAGGAATGCAGACTCTTCATAAGGTGAAAGTGTACCGTACACATTTTTATTAGTCTGTGACGAACCGTTCTTCACATAGTACTGGTCTTCCCAAGACGACCTGAATACATTAATATCTCTTTTTGCAATAGCAATCTCGTCAATCAAAGGATATAGTGGTTGGCTACTAGTAGAGTTTGAAAGCTTAAGTATACCGTCGGCTTTTTCTGGATTGACTTTATGATAGAACAAGTCTTCAATTAAACCAAACTTGTATTGGCCTCTGTCGATATACGACATAAACGCAATACCCATTCTATTGTATCTATTATAGATTAACTGTTCTCTTGGATCCGGTATTGTAAGAACATCGCCATCGTCTTCAAGCTGTGTTGTTTTGTATTCTGAATATAAATCAGTAAACATTACAACAGGTCTTGTTAAGGGTGTATAATGACCAGACATTCTAACAAAACCAGCTCTGTACATATCAGTACGTTCTACAACAATATACCCAACTTTACCAGCAGATATCTTATAACTATCCGGCTTATTAGGGTCTGCTACTGGTTTAAGTTTAGAAAATCTATATAATTTATTACCATCTTCTACGTTAATAATAAATGTATTATTAGAAATTGTACCATCTTCAGAAACTGTAATGTATTCTACATTTTTAGTATCATTATTATTCAATAAATCAACTAAGTTTTTAGCAGAAACAGAAGTTAATAATGATTTAGCTAGATTAGCACCACCACCTTGATATGTAAATGTAATATTCGACCAATCAGATTCAGATAGTCCAGTAATATTTAATTGAGTGGTATTGTTAACATCATCAATTTTATAATTTGATGTAGCTACTTTAATAGTATTGTCATTTACTTCAATCACAGGTAACACCCAATCAGTACCATTGTATGTAAAGATTAAATTATTGTATCCACCGCTTGAATTAAGTTGAATGTCTCTAGCAAGTTTAGCATCAACACCAATACCCTCTGCATATTTACCATCAGCATCTTGTTGAATATTAAAATTAATATAACCGTTAATCTGTGTATCTGCTGGTACAGGACCATCAACAGGGTCTATCTTAAATATGTCATTGAGCTTGTAAAGCAGCTCTCTATTTAATGAAGTTATTGAAGCTTCCGTTGTATTAAGTTCAATGTATAAACAAACAAACTTAAATTTGTCATTCTTTATAGCTTTGATTTCAATATTATTATCAGCTTGATTGTTATTGTAATTTAACACCGCTGAAAATCTATAACCATTAAAAGAAGTAGATGTAAATAGATTCCTTGGATTGGCTTCTAATGATTCCTTCCTTTCATATAGCTTAACCTTTAAGCCTCTGAACAAAGCTTCAGCAGGGGCTTCCTGTGAGCCACCACGTAGGGTTACATACTTAGCAGTTGGAACTGCAGGTGCAAAGCCCATACCAGTTACGTCGTATCCATCGTAAACAAATAGTCTATCAAAATAATTATTAGTAACATCTAATAAATGAGAAGCCTCTAAATTTATAGTTTCTTCTGGCTGTAAATAGCTTGAAAGTGTTTTAGCTAAATCAGCTTGAAGCTGTGCTTTTTTAAGTGGGTCCGTTTCGTTGGCAATACCGTCATAAACAGGATGCTTGTACAAATAGAACCACTCGTGTGTCATATCAGATATACTTCTACCTGTAACATCGACATCTGGTGAGAAATTAGTTTTACCAAACGCTTCGCTCATCGTAAGCATATATGGTAATTCTTTAGCGTTTACACCTTCAAAATATTTCCACTTGTTTATTGTAGGTATAACCCTTGATTCAAGTGCTAGTGCTGTATTATAGTTTTCTTGCAGTCTATCATATTCATTATTAACATAACTAACACCAGAGCTTGTTTGGGTAACTGCATTTTTAACGCCTTGTAGTTTAGCATAATCACCAGATATAGTACCTATTTGAGTTGATTCAACACCTAGAATATCATAGTCGATTTCATACTGTAGTTCACCCATTTTAGAGTTTGCTTCAGAATAGAAATTGTAATCAAAATCATGAAAGTCTAACGCTTCAAACTTACCGAAACTTATTTTGTTATCAACGTATAATGATAGGTTTATATCTGTAATATTTGATACATTTAGTTTATCATTTAAGCAAACTCTGTAATATCCATTAAAATTAGGGTCTTCTAGAATTTCAATAATTCTAATAAACTTTTCACCTGATTTTAAATAAGTATCAGTATTGATATCACCAACTTCAGTAGCATCTACTAAAATACCTGAACCAGCATTAGAACCACCAATACCTGAATAAAGTGTAAATGTAGAATAAAGATAAGAGTCTAACTTTAATTTTTTGTCAACATTATCTAAGATACCTCTAATAGACAAACAATTATTATTATCTTTATATTCACCAAAAGCAAAACCATATGTTCTATTACCAGTTTTATAACTAGTTACAAGAATTGCGTTACCTATAACATCTATATTTAATTGAAGATCATCTATATTTAAAAAAGCAGACCTCATAGCTTTTGCTATTTCACTGAATGTCCCTTGATTAGAAAACTTGTGAGCTGATGCTTCACCAGCTGGGAGACCAGGGTCTGCTACTATTACATATTTTACAAAATTACCTTGTAAGAGTTCGGTTGTAATTCCAATAATATATTGATTTGCAATATCAGGTGTATCTATAACTTCAATTTCAATAAAGTCTTTAACATCACTTAAAAAGTTTGTAACCGTTAAAGTATCATCTTTTTTAACGTATTTGCTATTATCAATATTAAAAGCACTTACATTTAATTTATACGGACTTTGTACACCGTCATAAATATTTTTAATATGTGCAAATGAATTACCTGATTTTACCCAGTTTAATGTTGGGTCTGCTAATTCAATATTTGGTAACATGTCAGTTGCTACTAAACTTGTACCCGTTAAGTCAAAGTTAGTTTCTACTGTACTTTCATTAATATGTAAAACGTTACCGTCGTATCTTACGCTTTTAAATGTACCCTCTTCATGTGCATTAACATAAAGTCCAATGTATCTGTTTACTTCATAAGCATTGTCAAAGTCTTCAAACATGAATTCCATATTAATAAGATTAGCACTAATCATTTGGTTTCTTTTAAAACCATTAGTGATAAACTCATTGTTCATGATTTCAGACCTGTCCTCTAGTACAAAGTCTCTATAGATGTATTCACCCTTTGAGACAAACCCACCCTTACGTAAATCAATACCGTTCCAAGATGTCTTTTCATCTTTTTCAAAAGAAACAGTTAGCGGTGCTTTTGGTCTATTAGGGTCATTAACAAATGTATTTAAGTAATCGCCGATCGGTGAACCCTTTCTTAAATCAAATGACTTTACTAAAGTTGCATTTGACAACATCTTCATAATTCTATCATTGATACCAGACAAGTCATCCGTAAGATTTATCTCGGATACCGGTTCTTCAATTCTATAAATTACAAAATATTCAGGTAACTTTTCATCAAGCCATAGTGGTGCCATGAACCTAATGTTCTCGTCAAAGTGTTTTGATCCATTTAAGCGAGCACCGTAATTGTACTGCTCTTCATATTGCTTATTGTATTCTCTGTAGACTGAAATGTCTGAGTCTTTTCTATAAACATCGTATACAGTATCGTATGGTGTGTTAGCAAAGAAAGAAGCTATATCATATGCATAATGGCCATTGCGATTTAGACTAAATTTCTTATATCTCTTATCGCTCAGAGCTCTATTAGCATTAATAGAATCCAAGTATATTTCATCGTTTGAATCAACAACCAACTTTACATTTGAAGAAAGTAAAGGATTGGTTCTCAGAATAACGTGACTCTTACCCTCAATAGGGTTATTGTTTGCTTCGAAGTTTAAATTAGCCATTAATCTATGATATGTTTATAAGCGCTTGACTTATATATTCAGATTAATTACGCAGTGTACTTCGCAAATACCTCTAAGTCAAATGAGAATTTATTGTTGTCAACATCTAAGATATCTAAACCAATCTTTTTAGAGTAAGTTAGATTAGATACAGGAGTCGATTCGATACCACCAACAAAACCTAGGTTTGAATCAGATGTACCAGCATAATCAGTCATTCTATATTGGAATACAACGTCAATTGCAATAGCATTAGATTCACCTGAATTAACTACATATTTACCCGACGTATTGTCAGCATCAACTGAAAGCGATTCAATAGATAGTGGCGACATGAACAAGTAAGAACCACACGATTTACCACCTAATAAGTATTGGTCATTAGGGTCAAATGATGTTTTAATAGTTCTATTTTCATTAACATCTAAATAGTATGCTGATTGAATATTATTTATACCAGCTGCTTTAGCCTGTACAATACCTGCTCCTGATTGGTATACATCATTAAATGTTGTAGTAGTCTTAAGTATTGGGTGGTCTTTATGGACATGTAAACCATTATCGTAACTTTGATTACCTTGGCTAACCCAAGCAGGTATTGTTGCTTCAGGATTATCATTAGAATCCCATCTACCTGTCCAAATGTAACCATCATTCGCTACATTACCATACGTCTGTGAAAGCAGATTCCACATAGATGTTTCATATTGAATCGCAGCCGTTATATCAGCTGCAATTAAATCATCAGTAGTGTATAAATCACCGCTGTTTGAAATGTTTCTAAATCTAGAATAAGCAAATTGACCCTTTAGTTGACCTGATTGATACGGCGCATCATTTAAAAAGTCTGATGTTGTAAATTCAACAGCCGATGTATTCTGATAGATAACAGGCACCATATCGTATCTACCCTGTGATAGGTAGAATGAATCCGCAGCAATAGCTGAATCTAAACTAGTTGTATTTGGTTTAACACCGAATATGTTGTTAGTAGAAGAAGCATATACGGAAGACTTTCTATCACCAGCAAGTCTTGAAATAAGTTCAAGCGGTGTAGCTTTAGAATTCTCAAGAAGAATCTTAAACGTCTTAGTTACAATGTGACCCTTCTTAATAGTTAGGTCTTTAACTTCGTCAGTGTAATACCCCGCGAATATAGACTTAACTGTATTGTTTTGAATAATTTCAGTTGTTCCATCTTCATACTGAATCTTAACTGCAAGTTCACCAACAGTACCAGCAATTTGCTCTTTAAGTGCGTTGATTTCGTTTTGCATCTGAGTAAGCTTCTCAAATAGATTGATAGGACTTTGCTCAGCTGTTAAGAAACCTGATGCAATATTTTGAGCTTCGTGTACGAAATACTTTTCGTTAGCGATAAAAGAATCATTAATATGTGCATAAACACCCTTGCTTTCAAGCTCACTAATAAGCTCTACTTTAGCAATCTCTTTAGAGTTTTCATCAATTAAAGAAACAACAGCATCATTAGTTTGTGCAGAAGCTGGAAATTCAATTCTAGTAATATCAGACCACTCAGACTCTACTGGATTAGCTGGCCATCCCGCTTCAGATAGGGACTTAACTCTAAACTCGACAATTTCACCTGCTTGAATTGGAATATCGATTTGGTTAATATTAACCTCTTGCCCGTTCTCAATAGCTTCAGTTGCCCAAATATACTTACCAGTTACTTGGTCTTTAATTCTTTTTCTAGCCTTTGACGCAACTTCAATCCAATTTGAAAATACACCTGTAGTTGTAGAACCGTCAATTGTAGTTTGGATTTGATTAACATCAGATGGAGTACCATCTTGTGATAGGTATCTGTATTGAATTTTAAATTGTACAACCTCTTGAGGTATTGTATCACCTGCAAGTTTAGCTGTTGGCATCGGGAAGAAACCACGAACTCTGTACTTAGGTGCAATACTTTGAATAGCGTTATCGCTTGCTACAGATTTAATTTCATTAACTAATGAAGAGTAAAGCTTAGATTCCGCTGCTCTTTCATTTAGCATTGAATTTAATTCGTTTCTATCTCTATCTCTTTCAATAGATGAAGAGTATTTCTTAGTAGCAACTTCAGACCTCTTTTTAGCAAGAGTATCATCTAAACTTTTAATTTTAGTTTCAGTTGCAATCTTATTAGAACTAAGTTGCTGTACCTTCTGGAAGGACTTGCTGTTAGTTAAGTGTGTATTAACCTGAACAACTTTAAAGCTGTCTGCGTCCACCTGGGGTGCATCTGGTGCAACTCCAACTGTTGCTGGTGGGATTGAATCCTCTTTAAGAGCTTTAATAAATTGACCAAAGTCAGAAACTTCAGCTTTATAGTAATCAGCAAGAGTTTGAACCTCGCCATTTTCTCTAGTAATTATAAGGTCATTAGAATAGAATGCAGTACCCGGTGACCATACTTCTGCTTCAATATTTGATTCAGGGTCAACTGGTTTAATAAATGCAACTAGTCTTTCGTCAAAGCCTACTGAAACATCAATAGCTTCATAAGCTTCTTTACCTTTATAAATCTTTAATTGGTCAGCACCAACTTTAATAGACTCGTAACCCTCAACAAGAAGTAATTCAACCTCTAGAGTATCCGAGTTAAGTGCAACTACTTTATATTTAGTAGAATTATTACCAGAGTTAACTAGTAGTTCGTCATTTACTCTTAATGATTCTGTTTCAGACATTGATTTATCAGCATCTGAATAAGAGAATTTATCTAAAGTGTATAGCTTTACAGTCTTAGTTTGAGTAACACCATCTACTACAATGTTTCTTTGAGCTGTTCTAACTTTAATAACATTGAAACCACCATAGTATTTAGTAGACCTTACCGGAGCATCAATAACTTCTTCATCAAGAATGTATTTAATACCAGCAGTCTCTAGTTGTGAAATCATATTATTGACTTCTAGGTTGTCTAAACCCTTAAGGTTACCGTCAAACCATTCAGCAGAAGCGGCGTCATTAGAATCAATGATGTATCTTCTTAACTTGATTTTTTCAGTACCTGTACTAATTTGACTATTAACATTAAGTTGTACTTGTAGTAATGGATTAAGAAATGATTCAAAGAAGTTGTTTGTAGTTGCTACGAATTCAACAGGTGTTGTAATATTCGTTACAGGGTTAGCAGGCGTTTTAAGTTTAGACTTTTGAATTTGTCTAAACGTACCGTCGGCCATTCTAACAGAAGCATCACCAGAACCAATACCTGAAAGTGATTTAAAGTTTTGGTCTAGTCTTTCAATCTCACGCTTCAAATAACCGAACGCAGGTACTTGAACCGTTCTAAGAGTACCTTGCTCATCGAATAAATCTAGAGATACAGTTTTCTTATCAGTTGTGATTGCTTCAGAGATTTTTTCATAGTTCTCTAAAGAGTTCTGGTTCATTTCCAGAAACTGTCTGATTATTTGTGAGATTGAATTATTTGCCATCTTATCTTAGTACGTCTGCTACGAATGTTAATAATGTTTTATCAACACATACAAGTTCGATATAAGGTTTTGTACTGTTCAAATCACCTAATGTAATTTGTCTAGCTAATGACCAATCGTTTTTCTTGTCAGTGTAAATATTGATATTATAGCCACCTAAATTTAGAACAGAATCAAAAGCAAGTTTAAGCACTTGACCCTCTTCCCAAGATTCATAGCTATCATCAATGTATATATTTATGTCATTATTAGCCGCTCCAGCTGTTAACGACATTCTCACCATGTTTTCAAAAGACTTTAGTCTTACGTAAACACCTTTAGTATTTGCAGTAGTTGGATCGAATTCAACAATCTTTTGACCAACTGCCTTATTAACCAGGTCCCATTCAAATTTAGTTAAAAGTTGGTAACCTTTAACGTCATTATTTACTTTGATTTTACCAGGTACCGATTTATCAACTTTGGTACCCTTACCGTCAAATATAACGTTTGTATTGTATTGAACTTCTGTTGGGATTGTACCATTAATAATGCTGTTCATTCTTCTATTGATATCTGTAATCATATCAAGTAGTGAAGCTTCATCAGCAAAATTTAAAGAAGCGTTTTCAATTTGTGTTTGTAATGAAGCAATTTCAGCTTTCATTGTATCGGCATCTTCAGATGAAAGAACCATGTTCTCCATAACATCAAGTCTTGATGCTATGTCATCGTATCTGTTGTTGGCCTGCATTAAAAGTTTTGCAGCGTTCTCTAATACTGATGTAGTATCAAAGAACAGGTCCATTGAGAACGTAGTAAAGTCGTTGATATTATTTTCAACACCCACATTGTCCAATGAAGTATTGTACTTAATGTTTAGCTTAAGTGAATAAGCATTACCATTAAGACCTGTGATTGAATTAGGCTTGTATTTTATAAGCTCTCTAATTCCACCGTCTTTAAAGTTATCTAATAAAAGAACACCGTATAGGTTTGTTGCTCTATTACCTGGATTGCTCTGTGAGTAAAGGTCATAATAAACAAGAACCACATTAAACTTGAAGTTACCACCTCTTTGAGAGTAATCGTGTAGAGTATTAATAGATGAATTAACATTGACAGCATAATAGCTTTGCTCATTAAAGTCAATTCCTAAGGCTGGTGTTGTGTTAGTATTAATATCATATTGACCATTTGCATCAACTAAAGACTGAATACTAAATCCGGTTTCTGGGTGTGATGAACGACCATTGATATTGGTACCAGCTGTTAAAGCTAGACTCGTTGTATTATATGTGTCTTCTTCAAAAAGAACTACAGGAGTGTAACCTACAGAAGAAGGTACGTTAACAAAGATTTCCTGGTATGTATTTGCGGCGTAGTTTTTATCATTGATAACATCAATAGTACCAACATATTTAACTAGTCTTTCATAATCATTACCAGTACCTGAAACACTATCCTCTTCAGCATATCTACCAACTGTAGATACAGCTTCACTTGAAGTAGCTGACCTAAATCTTAAAGCACCGATTGATTGAAGATATTTAAAGAATATCTTTTCAGCATCCGACTTATAAATTTGTGGATCAAAATCATCATCATTCCTTACAAGCTCTTCTAAGTTAAGCGCATAGTTTTGGAATGTTTCAGACCAAGACCTGTTGTCATCAGTTGAAGGTATATATGCACCTCCAGCAACATCCTTTAAACTATTGAATTCAATAGTGTTAAGACCGTTGACCTGAGTTGCAATCTCTGGTAGATCCATAAGTGCATAATGAGAAAACTCGAACTTTAAGTCCGGGTCTCCTTGTGCTCTAGTTAAATCTCTAGCAGCTGATGCAAAGGCGTACATTGTGCCGCCCTGCTCTTGAACAGTTCTTACTAATGGTGTTGCCATTTATCTTTAAATCTTTTTATTAAGCTACGTTAGCTAGTGGTGATGCAGCGATTAGGTACCAAACCGAACCGTGAAATCTAAGTGTTGCTGTAGCGTATTGAGGTAACTCTAATAAATTTACTCCAGCAATCATAATTGGATTTACAATAACCGTACCGGACTCTGCAATAATAGTAATTTCTTGACCTTCTGATGCATTAAAAAGGTCAGCCGACCCTGTAGTAAGAATGTAAGATGAAGCCTCGTAAGAAGCTGCATTTGGCATTACAGCTACTGTTTCTGCTTTATATGTAACACCCTTATTGATTGATAGAAGTGCATCAACATCCGTATCAACTCCTAGTGAGTTACCAGTAGAAGCGAATGAAGCAGCGGAACCGCCATCAACATCAATACTAGCAGCACCAATACTGTTTACATTTGATAGATTGCTTGTCGTTGGATTTAATAGACCTGTAACAAGACCTAGTTCATCATTAATAGCTGTGAAGTTATCGTTTAAAGTAACTCTTGAAGCTGAAAGGCTATCTGTGCCTTGAATTAGTGAAATGGTTGCCATTTTATGGTTTTTTATTTAATAGTTAAAGCGTTTTTAGTAACTTTGTTAGTGTTTCCATTGATATCTGTAACCTCTAGTTCGACTGTATAATCTCCCTTGTGTTCAAAGACATATGTTAACCACTTATTATTGTAGTATATATCGTCTATTTCTTTTGAGTTATTTACCAGCTTCCAGTTGTATGCAATCTTTCCAGGCATTTTACAGTTGTCTGCTGAAAAAGTCATATGAGTTAAAAGTTCAATATCCACATGGTCTTTTGCGATTCTAATGTCATTGTATGTTGGATTATTAGACTTATAGTGTGTTTCGCCCTCAATATAACCATCAGCAGGTGTATCGAATGTAACAGATTCAAAGTCATATCTATTAGAATACTCTTTACCAACTGCTAAAATACCTAAACAAGTATCAGCTGTACCGTTATTATTAGTATCTTCAAAAATACCGTTGTAATTAAACTTGCTAATTATTGGGTCAGTTGAATTGTTTAGCGCTAATATTTCTGCATTCCATATTGCTATATCAGTTGGATTAGTCGTGGTATTTATAGTCGTGCTAAATGTATGATTACCTGTTAAAATCGTATTTGATGCAACATCATAATGTTCAATAATCATTGTAACCCCACCCCTTGCTTTTAGAATCTTAAACGAAGCAGTTTGGTCCATGCCAACAACAGTAGCATCCCACCAAGTATGTGCACCATCGTTCCAAGTATGCTGTTTTAAGTTCTTCCAGAAGTAAGGGCCGGTTGTCTCACCGTAGCCTGTCGGTGATGTCGTATCAACATATCTTCTAACCATAGAGAAGTTTACACCATTAGAATCGTCATGTAAATAGTTAGCCCTGTCTAATGTATTATAGAGTGTTCCGATCTCTTCGTCAACATCGTCTTTATTTTGTTGTGGGAAGTCCCAATCACCACCAGCGTCTTTCCAGGAATAACTTGAACGACCCCATGAATAGTTTTGAGATTCTTTCCATCTATACACTCCGTATATTTCAACAGGCTTGACATTAACCACGATGGCATCTGGATATCTAAGAACCATTACGTTATTAAACAAGTCAATCTGTTCAAACTTAACTGAATAAGAACCGGCATATGGAAGTGCAACTGCAATCTTCATGTAATCATCAACATCACCCACCAATTCAAGTAAATAACCTTTAGGTCCTGTAATTGTCCATCTAAGTTCATAGATGTTTTGTTTCCACCAGTTTTCCCATGTAATGTATGATTCAGCATCGTTCCATGTAAAGTCAGCGTCACCCCAGCTGTTTAAGAATGAAGTACACTCAAGCATGATAGGTGCTCCAATCTTTTGGTCAGTGTTATTTGAGTTGAATGTATTTCTATCAAGGTTATAGTATTCCTCGTAAAATAATTCAGTATCAGTATAAGCGTCTGTTAGTTCGGTTGGTGTTAGTTTAGTAAAATCTTGATTAATCCCACTAAATACTTTTGAAACCTTATGTAAATCTTCTATATAAACATTAGGTGTATGGATTTCAATACTTGGGTCGATACCAGCAACAACTTCAGTAATAGGGTTTCTGTTCGTCCAAATATTTGTATTGTATGCAGAGTAAAAGTCACCCTCTCCAATAATGTCTATAATCTTAGCATGTAATGGGAGATATTCTTTCTGAAGCTTGTTCTTTAGACCATAAAGTTTGATTAAAACCTCTTCAGGTGTAAAGTCAAATACCTCGTCAACTTGTGGTATATCCCATTCGTCAAATGTACCATCAGGTTCATTAAGCTTGTAGAACAAACCAAATCTCGAAGTCTTTTTATAAGATGAAGACGGAAGTACTGTCTCTCTTTTCTTAACAATAAAACCAGCTGAAGTATTAGGTACCTCAACTGCTTTTAGTTTACCAAACATTGGTGAACGGTCGTCAATCATTAACCAGTACTCTTTTAGAGTTAGGTTATTGTAACCAAAAAACTTGATAGCATTTATTAAAGCTTTGTATGTGCCGACAAACGGCTTAATGTTTGAAAGCTCCAATAGTAACTCTCTACGCTTTCTGTTGATCAGTTTCCAGTCTGTACCAAGCTCGTTGATGTCATGGTCTTTAAATAAGAATTGGTCTTTAGTTGTAAGTGAAGTACCAAGGTTAGATAACAAGACTGCAAGTCTTTCATCTTCACCAACAGTTTCACCATACACATAGATTTCAGCAACCAAGTGATTGTCTATTGTATCGTATATTCTTAAGTTCCTGTAGTGAGCTGAGTCCTCATCTGAGTTAAGTGCTAAGGTAACTTGCAAAGCTGCTTTAGAAGCTGCCGATGTGACTGTGTGAATGCCGTTTGTTGTTGAAGTAATAACTGAACCATCTTGTGGTGTCAGATTTACTGAATTAACGTGTTCGACGTACATTTCACCGTCATCCGCAAGTTTAGCTGTGATAAGATTGATATCTCGAGAAGCCGTTCTTTCGCTTGCAAATTCAACTTTAAAGTTTGAATTTAATTGATTAGCAATAGGTGTAACCATTGTCGGTACACCATATGCACTTACAGCTTCTTCTAATATAAACAAAG